CTTTATTAATTTCATCTTGTGAATAATCTTCACTAACAATACCTTTTAACTCTTTTAAGTTTAAAGTAATTGCACTATTTTCATTATTAAAGTTTACAGTATGTAGTCTAGTCATTTCAGCAGTTGCTACTTTTCTATCACCATCTTTTCTGTAAATCATTCTATAATTTTCTAAACCTGAAAGTTTAATATCCCAAACAACATTAGTAATATCTTTTTCTAAGTTTGAAGCACTATCAAAAACATCATAAGATAAAACATCATTAGCTTGTGCAAATACTGCTAAAGCTTTACTTTCTTCATCAGTTGGATTATCTAAGAATGTAAACCCTTTGAATGGTTCTTCTTTTAAAGCTTCAGTAACTGAATCAACTTTACTTTCAGCAGTTAAAGTACCACTTGCTAAACCATCGAACGCTACAGCACCCGTACCAATTGATAAACCTAGAATAACACCGATAAATGTACCTGAAGTATTTGCAGTTAATAAAGATACTTCACTTACTAATCCCGTTGTATCACTTGTTATAATGATTCTTTGATCATTAATTGAAGCAGTTGCACCCGTAATTTCATCATTAATTAAATCAACCACATCAGATAATTCGTCAATAGTTCTAAAATCTAATCCCGTGATTGTTTGTTCTGCACCATCAATAGTTACTTTAAAACTTCCATCACTAACCGATTGTAAAGTGCTAACAATTACAGATTCGCTCAATTGAATACCTTTTAAATATCCAGCTTTTGCACTTACTGTTTCAGTTACAGCTCTCCAATACGCAACAACTAAATAACCACCACTATTGCAAGGGTTTTTAGTACCACTAAATAAAACCGAAGCGTGTTGATATACTGCACTTGTTGTGCCAAAATCATCAGCAATGCTTGATAAATCAGTATAAGCTTTTGTTCTATTCGCACTTGATAATGCTCCAAATTGCGAAGTGAATAAAGCTACGATGTTCATATTCGTACGAGATAATGAACGACCTTGTGGGACAACCGAAACGTTTACAATATTCGAAACATTTGCCATATTTTTCCTTTTTTATAAATTTATCTAATTATAACTAAAATAAAATATTGTAATTTAATCGTGGTTTAATGTTTATTTTGTTAAAATTATTTTAATAAAACAAAGAGGAGTTAAGATGAAAAATTTTAAAGTAACAATTAAAGGAAATTCTGGAATATTATCATATGAAGTTTGTAAAACTGAAAAAGGTGCCAATGGTTTTGCAAAAAGAATAGCAAATGAAGCTTTTTTTGGTGAAGAAGTTCAAATTACAATAGTAGCTATCTAATGGAATCTTTCTATTGTATAGAAGTAAATATAGAAGAAATAAGAGCGGGTGATACAATTTTACATAATGAAAAATTAACTACTGTTTGTGATTATGATATAAAATATTGTTCATTTATGGGTATTTCTATTTTTGGAGATACCTATACAATGGGAAGAAAAAAAGTTACTAAATGTATTTACACTAATAAAGAAGATTTTGATATGTGTAGAAATTGTTATTTTAAACAATACTTAGAAGATGATATTATATTTTGCAATAATATTAAAAGCGAATACTATGATAAAAATGTTTCTTTTAATTTTAAATGTGATAAATACAAACAAGGCTAATAAATGAGAATATTAAGTTATATAATATCTAAGATAACAAATAAAGAGCATAAGTTTACTATACTATGGTGCTTATCTAAAGATAATAAAAGAATAGATAAAGATTTTGCAATTGCAACAGTAGGAGTTTATCACAAAGAAGATATTCACGATAAAAGACTTATAAACAAAGCGCTTAATCCAAAAAAATATATTGAATACAAAGTAAACAATGACGAAATACCAAAAAATTGCAAACTATCTTATAATATTATTTCATATTATGGATATATGAAAAGATAATAAGCCACCCTAAAAAGTGGCTCTACTCCTCAACCAAACTAAGCTCCCACTCAACACTATCAATCCTAAGCGTATCAATAGCAACATTAACAAAGTAATTAACACTAATTTCCACTTGATACCTATTAGTATAATCCGTCCCTAATAAGTCCTTTAAATCAATAATACTATTTGCATTTAACATTGATAAATTATAATCTTTTAAATACCAATTAGCTTTCTCACTTCTTAATAATGCTACAAATTTATTAGCGTTTGTGTAGGCATTATCTCCGTAAAAATCCAAAGTAAACAATTGATTAAAGTAAGTTGTAAAAGTTTGAATTTCACTTGTACCGTTATAACTATCCGTTGCACTTATATTTTTAGCAACTGTTAGAGAATCAATTAAAATTAAATCTTTTGTGAAGTCCACATTTTCAAAATTCTCACGCCCTAGAATGATAATTAAATTAGTATCATTCATTAAGGCTTTTGTAAAATCTGCTATTTGAATGTTAATCATAATATCTGCTCCCCAATCCCTTTATAAAATCCATAATCCGAATCATCTCTAATCGTAATTACTTTCAAATTTTTACCTTTATAAACAACAATATCATTAACTTTTAAAGCACTTGTACTGTGAATAGTAAAATAAGATTTACTTGTATCTAAGTTATTTACCTTTAATGTTTCATCACTTGCAACTTGAATAGTAGCTTTAATTTGCGACTCTATAACTGTATTAACTGGCTTATAATTTACTATCGTTTGAGTTGTTTTTTTTAGCGTAACTGTTTGACTAAAATTGTTTACTACTTGACTAAGATTTGGTAACATTAATTTTCCTTTTCTACTATATTTATTTCAGCTTTTTCTACAATATAGCTAATTGAACCTATAAGCTGACCCGTATTAATTAAAGGACGACTACTTCCTTTTCTTTTGATTGTTGCCCTACTATTTGCTTTCCAATTGTTATTTCTAAAAGACTCTTTTATTACATTTTGAGCTTTTATCCCTATTAGGTCAAGAGCGACTTTTGTTTGCATACCTTTTTCTAAAACTAACCTATGATTATTTTCAATCAATTTGGTTATTTCTTTTATATTATTCTCAATTGGAACTCTTATAAAACTTCTTCTAGGTATGTTTTTCTCAGGCACTCCAAACTCGTGAATCATTCCTACTTGAAATACTGTTATTTCATCAATAGTATCTTTAAACATATCTTCATCTTTATAAGTTTCAGCCCCACTACTTGCCAATATTCCAGCTTTTACAATTGACCTTTTAAACCTTTTTAGATTTTCTTCATAAGCTACAAATAAAGAGTTATCATTCTTTTTCATACGATATTAGCTTGACCTACTCTAACTATATTAAAATAATATAAATACTTTTGACCATAACCCGTAGAGCCATAATAAGCGTTAATCTCATTGATCGTTGTAGGCATTGCATAAGATACACTTACACCATCTACTGATTGACTTGATACAGTTGCACTCATAGCATTTAATCCATTTGTTTCAATAGTTAAGTTGTGAGCTACAAAATATAATACTGCTGTATCTTGAAACTTGCCATACTTTGCACTGATTGATAAATACGCTTCATCTATTAAAAGATTTATTTTTGCATCTGAGGTGCTTGTAAATTCGGGAAATTTAATTTTAAAATTTGTTGATGTTATCAAAATTAATCCTTTTTATTTTAATTATATAATAGTTTTTTAAGTTGAATTTATAGTTTTTTTAGCTAAAATTATTTTAAATTTATTAAGAGGATAAAGAGAATGAGAGAGATTAAATATAGAGTTTGGATAAAAGTATCACAAAAAATAGCTTCTTGGGAAATGATAAAAGAAAAAAAGAATCTTCATAGATTAATTGAAAATCCAGAGTATTTACTTATGCAATATACTGGATTAAAAGATGCAATAAACAAAAGTGAAGTTTATGAACATGATATTATAAATTTTTTAGGAGTAGGTTTTCTAAAAGTAGAATGGGATTATAAAGATAATGGTTGGATATGTTTAGATAAAAGATACAAAAAAAGAAGCTTAGTAGATGTTCTTTTAAGTGGTGGTATAAAGGTCGGAAACATATACGAAAACCCAGAACTATTAAACTAAGGCTAAAACTTTGAAACAACTAATAAACGATTATTATTTTCTATGTAGTTTACTTGACGATAATATCGAAATGTTAGCTGGTTTCTTGAAATATAAAAACCTTACGAAACATAGAAAAAGTATGTTGATAATATTCTTTGAAAATCTTAGGTTAAAGAATGTTGAAAAAGAAATTGATTTAGCTATGGATTGTAAGACAAGTGAATTTAATGAGTATAAAGTGATTTATACAAATGAACAACTAAGAGTAAAAGCTAAATCCCACTTATTGTATCAAAGTAATATTTGGGATTTTATATAGCTTAAGCTTTAGTTTTTTTAGTAGGTTTAGTTTCTTCTTTAACTTCTTCCACAACCTCAACAACACCCGACTTAATAGCATTATTTAATATCTTACTTTCTTTTTCAGATAATTTATCTAATTCAAAAAATTCAGTTTCAATTTTATGTGAGCCGATTTCAAAAGTATTCTCAATGTTTTTCTTGTACATATTCTTTTCCTTTTTTGTTTTAATTATATCATATAAATTTATAATGATTTAAGCTAAGTTATATTAAAATTATTTTAATTTATTTAAGGAGAAAAGAGTAAATGTTTAAAAACAATCCTGATTTATACCCAACACCTGAATGGCTAGTTAAAAAAATGTTATCAAAAGTTGATTTTAGAAATCAGAAGATAAAAAATATTTTAGAACCAAGTGCGGGATTAGGAAATATAATAGATGTAATTAATAGCGATATAAATAAACATAGCAGTTATAATATTTGTGCTATTGAAATTGATAATAAATGCAGAAATGTTTTATTATCTAAAAATGTAAAAGTAATTGATAGTGATTTTCTAGCTTATAACGGCTTAGAGCAGTTTGATTTAATCATAGCTAATTTTCCATTTAGTGATGGAGACAAACATTTACATAAGGCTTTAGATGTTTTATTTAGCGGTCAAATAGTATGTTTGCTAAATGCTGAAACTATTAAAAATCCTTATTCAAATAGTAGAAAAGATTTAGTGTCAAAATTAAATAAACTTGATGCAAAAATTGAATATCTACAAAATGCTTTTAGTGATGCTGATAGAAAAACAAATGTTGAAACAGCTTTAATTTATATTGAAAAGATTAGAGATGTAGAAACAGAACTATTTAACGATATAAATTCCAGTCAAGAGAGTTTTGATGACTTAAAAGAAAGTTTTGAAGTAGCTACAAAAGACAATATTGGAAATATTGTAAAAAGATACAATCAAGATAAAGAAACAGTTACAAGCCAAATTATGGACTTTTACAAGAACTATAAAAAAGTAAGTAAATATTTAACTTTAGCAGTTATTGGAGAAGATATACAAAGACATTCACAAAATGTAAAGCAAGACACAAAAGAACTTACAGAAATAATGAAAGATAAGCTTAATAACTTTGTAAGTAAATTAAAGCGTGATTATTGGTTGGAAGCTATGAATCTAGATGAAATAAACTCAAAACTTACATCCAAGAAAAAACAAGAATTACAAAGTGAATTAAATAAATATTGCAATATGGATTTTACAGAAAATAATATAAAAATATTTATTGATAATCTTATGGCTAATTATCCAAAAATGATAGATGAAGCGATTGAGTACATGTTTGACAAATTTACTCATTATGCCTTTAGAGATGGAAGAAATACAAATAATGAATATAGTAAAAATATCCATTTATTTAATGGCTGGAAAACAAATACAGCATATAAAGTTAATAAAAAGATAATTTTGCCTTTTAGGGCTGAATATAGAAACATGTTATATAGTGAAAAACAAGACTTTTTAAATGATATTGATATGGTGTTTAATTACTTTGATAATAAGGGATTAAATAATGATTTATTAGAATACACGGAATCAGATGGTTATAAACAAAATGTTTCAACAACCAATACAGCTGGGATAGTACAAGGCTACTTATATAAAGGTGAAACTAAAAATATCAAAACAAGATATTTTACTATTACCTTTTATCTAAAGGGAACAGTACATTTAGTATTTAATGATTTAGACATGTTAAGAAGATTTAATATATTTGTAGGTAAAAAAAGAAACTATTTACCAAGTGATTATGGATATACAGAAAAGCAAAACTTTAAAGATTTTGAGAGTGCTAAAGAATATAAACAATATGGAAATGAATTAGCAATTGATACTAAAAAAGTATTGATGTTAAACTAAAAAAAGGGAAGTAATTAAACCTCCCTTTTTTTAAACAGCAGTTAAGATTTTTCCACCTAACGACTCTATAATATCAGTTCCAGCAATTGCAAACATAGACTCAAAAGAGTACCTGAACCCTAGTTGATACTGATTGCTAATTTTTAAAGCAACTGGAATTCTCATCTGAATATTAGCTCTTTGTGAAGAATAAGCAACTATTCTTTTAACACCTGAAATATCACATTTAGAAGTAATTACAAAAGTAATATTTAAAGTTCTTTCAAGTGCTTCTCTTACAGTTGTTAAAGACCCAGCAGTATTTACAAAAGTTTTGCTTAAAATGTTGTAAGTGTCAGGGTGAACTGCAACTTTATCAGCACTAAACATTTCATCATTTAATACAGCTGTTCTTTGGTCCTGTACTAATGTAGCAACTTCATCGAACATTTCTTGAGCAGTAGCAGCACTAAATACACCAGCAGCACCACTTGAAGCAAATAAAGTATTATTTAAAAGACCTTTTGATTTACCCTCGATACCTAAGTATCCAATTCTATCAATTTGCTCTTTATACTTTTGATCGTGACCTCTTAAGTATTCTGAAACTAAGTTTCTGTTTTCTAAAGAAGCTCTATTTAATTCAGTTTCAGACCAATCAGAAACAGCTTCTTTCATAAATACAGGCATAGTATCATCTTCAACACCCATAGAGATTTTACCCTTACCATTTGTGTTATCACCAGCATCTTTAAAATCACCTTGAATGTTTGATTTTAATTTTGTAATAGCTTTTGCATATCCACCCTCGTTATTGATAACAATACCTGAAGCAGTCAAAAATGATAAACCAGCAATTCTTTGTTCAAATACTTCACTTGAAATATGTTCTAAATTTCTAGCTAGTACAGTTCCACCATTTGAGTCTAAAGATTTAAAATAATTCTTTGCAGAATCAAATGAATCTAAATTATAAA